TACAATCGCTGAATCAAGGGGCTTTGGCTTCACGGCAATCGGAACAATTGGAACTGTTGGCAAGGCGTCTGAAACTAGGCTAAGCGGACTATTTCTGGCCGGAGCGGGTGCAGGCATTGCAAGCCGTCTTTGCGCTGCAATGGCCTGGAAGAGCGCCGGGTTCTCTCTGGAGGCTTGCTGCTGTCTTTCTGCAATGATGGGCTCCAAAATAGCATTGGATTCCGATTGAGGCATTCCTCCGCGAGACACAGATAACAGGTCTCTCATGTCCTGATACTCGGCCTGATTCATTGGGATTTCTGGTAGGCCACTAGGTAGTGACAGGATGCTCTTGTCTGGATTGAATGTTCCCGCCGCGAATTCGCCAACAGTCAAGGCGCGCGGATCAATTACTGGAGGTTTACCTGCTTCCTTAATACGATTTCCCTCCATCACCGGAGGAACCGCCTCTCTTGTGACTATCGGAACGCTGAAAGTGGATACCCGATCCTGAAGTTGCTTGAGAGCATTCTCGTTTTCGAGAGATACGGGGTCAATCTTTGGGGTGAAGTCGTCCTCTGATTTGTAGTTAACTGTTCCTGTAGGCGTCTGGACACTGAATCCACTCACCTTCATTCCGGGGGCGCTTGGCGTTTGCGGGATTTGGATGGCGGTATTTTCGGACGCAATCAGGTCTTCCAGATACTTTTTATCTTTATCCGTAAGCCTTGGGTCGGAATAGGCTGCGTCCAGAATGTCGTCGTATTTAGCCATTACAGTGCAGGGGCGTCAGGAATTTCAGGGGTGAAGTCAGGGACTTCTGTAGGTGCATCCGCTACAGGAGGGGCTTCAACGCCCTGCTGACGAGAACGAATAGCATCAATGTATCCAGACAGCGGATCGGAACCAACCTGATTCTGCGCTCCACCACTAGCCAACTGTTTGTATCGAGCAATTTGATAGGGAAGGAGCGCCTCTCTGAGCTTCATCTGCTGCGCATGTTCTGCCATCTGTGCAGCGAACTGCTGCTGGCGCATCGCTAGGGCGTAGTCTTCGATCTGACGCTTGCGGATATTCTCGGCGCTCCAGGGTAAACTATTCGCAACGTTATATCCTCTAGTGAACAAGCCGATGTAATCTACAGGCCGGTAGTTCTGTAGGGGTTGAAGGAATGCTGTATCTACGAGAGCCATGTCCTAGAGGTAGTTTGAAATGTCGTCGTTTCCGAAACGCGACAAGAGCGAGGAATAATCGGGTGAATATCCATAGTTGGAAGGCCCATAGCTTGATGGGCCAGTCCTGCCTCCGCCAAGAAGGCTTCCCCAGTCGATGCTGGAACTTAATCCGCCAAGGCCGGAGGAAAGTGCGGACATCCACGGATCGGGAGCGGTTCCTCGCTGCCAGTTGATGATATTGTTCGTGTTGATACCCGTGGCGTTCTGCGCTTCCTGCTGTGCCATTAGGTCTGCAATGGCGCTAGATAGATTGTTTTTGAATCCTGCGGTGGTAATGGCGTTCTGATTTGCGCTTTGGTTGATGTAGCGGTTCTCGTTAGTCTGGTTGGCCTGTAGTTGTCCAGGGCTCATCAGGAGAGATAGCGTATCTGACTGATACGGGTTCAGAGATTGAGACAGTCCAAATTGTTGAGCCAATCCACGATTTCCACGTTCAATCAGGTCTAGGCTTGTGATCCCCAAGTCCCTAGCCGTGAGATTGCGAGACATCTGGCTACCGCCATAGCCGCCTAGAAGTGATGTTTCTGCCGCGTTATTTTTGACAAGCGCCTGAACGTCAGTCGGGATTTGTCCCCTTAAGAACTGAGCCGTGTTAACCCCTTGTTGCGCGATATTCCGGTGTAGGGTAGGAGAGGTTTTGAACAGGTCCGTGCGATACTGTGCATTAGACCTGTCGTTTGTCCTCTCAAGAAAATTAGAGAGTTGTCCTCCATACTTGTTTCCGGCTTGCAGGTATTGCTGGTAGCCAGTATCGTATGGGGTTCCGGTATAGTTGATGAGACTCGGAACGGTGTAGTTCCCTTGCAGGTAGTCGATTACACTTGAGTAATCTATGGGCTGGTAGTCTGGGTAGCTTTGGACAGCATTCTTTTGCTGTTGGGAAGACGAATAGGCTCCGTAGGCTGCGGTGCCCGCGCCCACAACTGCGGTAATGATGGCTGCGTAGCTCATGTCAATATCTCCTGCGGTTCTAAATATCGCACATCACCGCGACAAATTGTTTGCGCGGCATCTGCAATTTCCTTTGGGATGAATGGATTGACATGATCTGCGTTGAGTTCCTGCTCAATAATGTCTGGGTCTTTATGTTCGGTATGCTGGAAAGTCATCCAGACGGTTTCTGAGTGCGTCACCAATATCCTGCGCGTTCCTGGTTCGGTGATACCGCAATAAGGCCCTATGATGCGAAGCCAGCCTTCGCCCTCAGTCCAAACGCTTACATCTCCCCTTACGACCCAATATGGATGTCTTTGGAGATGAATCTTGCTGGTTATGATTAGTCCGGCTCTTGCGGTAAATCGACGTGCGTAGACCTCTGGAACGAAAAAGTGCTCCGTCTTGGCTTCTGCAAGCGGAAGATTGTTGAGCATAAACTCTTCAATCCTATCGATTGTCTCGTTAACGAGAGTTGGACGTTCTTCGGTCATCGTGGTTGAAAACTTAATGCCCGGTTGCCTACCCCAGCGTATTTGATGCGAGGCACGTTTTTCTGACCACCAAGAGCCTCTTTCAGTTCCCTGTCTAGGGCTTGAATGGCCTTGGCGTCAAGAAGTTGAGCCTTTTCGTATTGTTCCACCCCCCAGAAATATAGCGCCTGACACGCGAACATAACCGCATCAAAGCTCATGATTGAGAAGATGTCGGTATCCAAGATCATTGGAACGAACTTCATCTTTACCAGCATTGTGATTCTTTGTGGATGAGTGGCGCTGGCGCAAAACCCTGAGATGTGGAATCTCTGATACAGGGGGTTCATCTCGCTCGGCTGATATTCCGCGATCAATCCTTGGTTGGTCGATGGTGTAGATGGGTCAACCTGATAAATCTGGATGACTCCGTTTGTAATAGGCTTCTGGACGGTCGTGATGGCGCTCCAGTTGAATGTCGAGAGCTGCGGCGCTGCGTTGTTGAGAGCGATGTATTCACCGTCTACATACTCTCCACCCACCAAAGTTCTTACACGGTTACCATCGGAATCGAATCCTTGAATAAGAATCTTTGCTTCGGCATCTTCGGGGAGGTTGGCATAAACTCTGAATGTCTTTCCGGGACAGATGTCGAATGCGGTGCAGGCTTGGTTTCTAGGAACGGCTTGGTCACAGATTCGGTTGCACTTACTTAGTTGCCACGGGCCCCCGGGAAGAAACTCATACCAAGCTGAATTTAAGTTAATCGGTTGACCGCATTTTCCGGAAATCTCCAAAATGGACTCAACATTGTATGGAAGAGTGACGCAGTTCGAGGAGTGGCAGATAGACAGTCTCTGCACCATTCCAAGGAATTTACCAGACTCGTAAAGTCGCTCACAGACCTGATTCAAGACAACGCCAGCCAAGTCCAGATCACACGTCCCATTGTTGATCCACTGCTTGAATGTTTGTTTAGCTTGTCCGAAATTTAACCTCATCAGATGAACGGGTTATACTCCATGAACGCCAAGGCGTAGAATGGAGGTAGGTTCTGGTGAGGGTTCCCAGGGCTGGTGCCATCATTGTTGGAGCCATTGCCCGTGCCGGAAATGCTTCTTGTAAATTGCCCCCCATTAGTGGCGTCTCCGTATTGGAATCTTGCAAGACCACCGCCATCAGCTCCAATAGGAAGATTAACTTGAAGTTCTGGCAGGTTATCCCTTTTAAGGGAAACTACCGACACGCCGCCAGAAGATATACCCGGTTCTGAAGGGTCAACATCCGTCCTCCACAATCCTCCGCTATAGGATGATCCTCCAACAATAAACCGGTCCCTCAGATTTGTAGTTCCATTGTTCCCGTTGCAGAGCAGGTATCCGTCAGTTTGGGTTCCGGCTATTCCCTTCCCAGTTCCATCAAAATTGGACGAAGGCCCCTTGTAATTCACGATTGTTCCTACAGGGAGTCCGGAGATTCTGCGCCACGCTCCATTGTAAAAGAAATACCACCCCAGCGGAGTTCCGTTGGCTTCGATTCGCGCCCACGGCCTATCTTGGTTGGCCGGGTCTGGAGTGGCGCTTCCATAATTAAACAGCGCGAAATCCTGATTGAAAACGACCTGCGTGTAGTCGTTGACCGTCCGGATCAACTCGGGCAGATTGCTTGGGATGCAATCTGTGGGAGGAGTAAGAGAGTTGAGTAGGATTGTCTCCGGCATGATGGTTTTTACGCTTGTTACGTAATTTGTTCAAGAGAGAATTCTCTGGTAGTTTCTACCTGGTAACAAACTATACCCACTCCATGCCATACGGAATGGGCTAAAACCCCTCCTAAAACATGAGACTTGTAGACCGGCTTCCCATTGTGAAGAAGTTTTCTCCAGATTCCATTTTCAAACACAAGCGTCTGAGGAGTATTGTCTTTATATCCTGTGCAGATGAGACCAATTTCGGATGGGACGATTCTCAGGACGCGGCTAAATGAATGAGGAATATCTTCTTTGCCTACTAAAATTTTCTCAGGGGTGCAATATACTGTCTCTGTTCCAGTATAATAGCCCTGATGGACATCTTCAGCACACTGTAACCATCTGTCAGTTCCGTTCCGATAATAAATCTTCCCCGCGTAGGAGACACTCAAATATCCGTTACAAAGAACGGGGGAGCAATGCCTGTGGCGATGGGAAACCCTAGACATCGGGAATCCTATCTCCTCTACGGAATCCCCGATCTTCTTGGCCATTCTCCACGGCCTGAATTTTGACTCCGAATCTACCTGTCCCCCCACACAAAATAGCATCTCGTTCTCGGAAACGAGAAAAGGCATGTGGGAGTATTCAGTCACGCTAATGGGGGGTTATCCGGCCAAGTTTCAGTTCCATCTTCTGAGATGCATGACACCTGAACATAAATTCCGTCCGTGTATGTATAGAAGCTGTTGAAGGTCTGATTCTGCGCGGACAGACCTGCTGTATTTTGGTTTCCTACTCCAGACGCACTTGCAATTGTGGTTCCTGCGGTAGCGTTCTGTGAAAATCCTGTATTTTGGATTTCAATCTGCGTAGGAGACGGAATGGAAATCAGAGTGTAGTATCCACCTATTGGTATAAACACATTAGGTCCAACCAAAGATGAGTCCGCGACATCGACCGTGACATTGCTTCCAGATGCGGGTTGGACGAAGGATGCCGTTGTAGAAGTGACTTGGATGTAAGGATACGGAACTGACGACAATG